TTGTCATGACGGCTGTAGGACACGCCGTGGACCGGCAGCCATTGGACTTTATGCGACAGAACCGGAAGCGTGGCCGCTTTGGGGGCGATCTTCACCTCACGTGCTGGAAAGGCATAGCCACAATCAGGGCATTCCGTCGCCGAGAGCGCCATGATGCTGTCGCACTCAGGGCAAACCTTTGTGGGTGCCTCGCCACCCCCGCCATCGCCTGGGCGTTTGGGGTGGACCAGATCGATCGGCCCGTGGCGGCGGACATTGCCTGCAAAATCCAGAACCAGGCAGTTTTCCTTGTCCGGAGCCAAGCGCGTGCCGCGACCGACCATTTGGACATAAAGTCCTGCGGATTTGGTGGGACGCAGCAGCGCGATGAGATCGACGCCAGGCGCGTTGAAACCGGTGGTCAACACGCCCATCGAGGCCAGTGCGCGGATTTCACCACGCTTGAAGGCCGCGATGATGGCATCGCGCTCCTCCTTTGGCGTGTCCCCAAAGATCGTGCGGCAGGTGATACCTTGACGCGTGAACTCTTCGGCCACATGGCGTGCGTGATCCACGCCTGAGCAGAACGCCAGCCAGGATTTGCGGTCTTTTCCATGGGTGATGATCTCGGCAACGGCCGCACGCGTCGTCGCGTCCTGATCGACTGCGGCTGCCAGATCACGTGCAATGAAGTCCCCTGCACGTGTACCAACCTTCGAGACGTCGAGCCGCGTATTGGGCTGTTTCGACACCAGTGGGCTAAGATAGCCTGCATCAATGAGATCACGCACCGGCGCCTCATAGGCAATGTCAGTGAAGAGTGCGTCCTTGCCCTCATGCAGCATGCCGCTGCCAGTGCGAAACGGTGTGGCGGTGAGGCCAATCACCTTCAGCGCAGGATTGATTGCCTGCAGCGCGTCCAAAAAACGCCTGTACATCGTGCTGGAGTTGCCCGGAATAAGATGGGCCTCGTCAATCAGAACCAGATCGGTGTGGCCGATTTCATGGGCGCGCCTATGGATTGATTGGATGCCAGCAAACAGGACACGCGCTTGCGCCTCGCGCTTGCCCAAGCCCGCCGAATAGATGCCGGCAGGTGCCTCAGGCCAAAGTCCAATCATCTCGGCATGGTTCTGGGCGATCAATTCGCGCACATGGGTCACGATCAGGATGCGCTGATCAGGCCAAGCCTTCAGCACCCCTTCGATGAATGACGCCATGACGAGCGACTTGCCACCGGCTGTTGGAATGACAACGCAACAGTTGCCGGAATTTTCCTCGTAGTACTTGTAGATCGCGGCGATAGCAGCCTCTTGATAAGGTCTTAGGGTCAGCATTTTGATTTCCTCCGCATTGCGGCATGCAAAGCGAGGTGCTCTCGGGCAGACAGCACTTCGAGATTGCAGGGGTCGTTGTTCTGGCGATTTTGATCTTTGTGGTGCACGTGCTCGTCCGACCTCAGGGGACGACCAAGCTTTTCCTCGGCGACCACACGATGTTCGTGGCGACCGAAAAGCTTTCGATAAGTGGATGGTTTCACTGAGGGAAAGCGGTGTAACTGCGCGGCGCGCATATGCGCCCGAACCAGCGCAGGTGGCACAACATAACTTGGGTCGCCGTATCGACGAATTCTCTGGGCGTGCTTGCCGCAGTATCCCTTCGCGCCTTTCTCAATCGTCGCTTCACAATCTCGGAACTGGCAGGTCTTTGGCGGGCGACGCTTTTGTTTTTGCCGCACGGAAGACATCTCGCGTGCGAGGCATCCACAGGAACGAACACTCCCAGATTTCAAATTCCCTGTGGTGGCGCGGTGCTCGGCCCCACAGTCGCACATGCAAATCCAGGAGATTTCACCCCTTCCTTTCCGAATGCCGCTGTCTGCGATAATTGTGAGCCGACCAAATTTCTGACCAACATGGATACTTGCCGCTCTCATTGTGCGGCCTCCGTATTGCGGGCGTCATTTGACCAGGAGTCGCCATCGTTCATGCGGTAGGTGACGATATCTTCCCCCGCATCGATGACCTCACCCGGCACGAGATCGGGGATGAAGAGATGTTTGCCGCAGGCGGCGCGCTGCTCGGGTGGAGCCAGCATCCGGTCGTGGCGGGCGCAGTGCCAACCGCCAACGACTGCAGTGGAATGCAGACAGCAACGACAGGTCACAGCGGCAGCGCCACCCTCATGACAGGCAGCATGGTGATCGCAAAAACGGCATTCGAACCAAGCCGGATCTTCGCTGATACGCGCAGGCGGGTGCTGAGCGAAGATAACCCGGCCAGCCTTTTCCAGAAGGCGTTCTGCCAACGCAGGATCGGCCTCAACCCGTTCGATATGCAGCGCGTCGGTATTCTTGCAGACCGCCATGTAGAGTGCGCGGGTGATGCCCGTCAGGTGCATGTAGATCTGCATCTGCGCAGCATGTTGCGGCTTTGACAGCACCACGCCTTTCGCGGTCAAATCCGCAAAACTCTTTACGCCATGCGTTTTGAACTCCAGCACATGCCAGGTTTTCGGCGCCTCAAGTAGACCGAATGCGACGCCATCCAGCGAGCCGCCAAAATGACCGCCATGGGCCTCCACGCGGATTTGCCGTCCTGTTTCCGGATCCAGCTCCAAAACAGTGGCCCCGGTGGCGCGCAGGTTGCGCACCATACGGTCCTCTTCCAGCTGGCCTGTCTCGAACAGACGCAGCAAGCGGCCAGAAAAGCGCGCAGGCGTCACCCAGCGGAAATCATACCAGAGCGCGCGTGCGCAGGATTTTCCGATGATGGATGCGCCGAGGTGGTCACGGAAGCCATCACCTTGGCGGGCCTCGTAATCGGCGTAGATCGCCATCAGCGTTGGCGTGGGGGGTGCGGGAAGATCAGCCATCACAAGCCCTCCCGTTCGCTGCGGGCTTGGGCCTCAGCCAGAAGGCCACTCCAAGTTTCTGGGTCGTGGCGTTCGCGCAGCACACCGATCAGCGCATCTTTCAGCTTTTCGCGGCGACGGCGGCCGGTGCCTTTGGCAAGCAATTCTGCCCGTTCACGGCACAGGTGGCGCAGTGCCGTGCGCGCCCGATGAAACCAGTCAGGGTCGATGGGCTTTTGCCCCCGTTGGCGCGCCAGATCAGCAGTCGCAATCTGCGTGCGGATCTTGGCAATATCGTCGTCGAGTTCGATCAACCGGCGCTGGTCATCAGGCAAGCCGGAGCTGATCACGGCCCGAGGGGCCGCGTTATGCTGGTCAGTCATAGGAATATCCTCAGATGGGTTTGGGCGCTGCCCCGTCAGTCAGGGATGCGGAGCAGCGCGAATGATCAGCCCTTCTTGTTCCAGGGCGCGGAGGCCATCTTGGGCGGCGCGGAAGCGGCCTGCGTTGAGGGCGGTGCTGCTGGGGTTGCAGCAGGCTTTGCCGCAGCGGCCGTGGCGCCCCCACCTTCAGGCGGAAAATAGGCAATGGCATTGCTCTCGCCGTAGCCGTTCTTCGGCGGCTTGATCTTTACCTGGATCGTCATCGGGATCAGGTGCAGTTCCTCGCTGTCGCTGACATGCATCCGGCCCGTCGCATGGCAGATTGCCGACAGCGTCCGCTGTGCAATCTCGACCGTGGTGGGGTTCGGGTTCACCAGGTTCAGTTGATCAAAGATCTTCCGGCCCTTATGCTGGCCGTCCAAAATATCCAGCATCAGCCAGAGGAACTGGCCCATACCGTTGCGGGTCACGCGCATTTCGCTCTCGACGATCTGAGCTCGGTATTTACCTGCGGGCAGCAGCTCATAGGGGGTGGTGGGTTCAACGCTGGTGGCGTCAAATGACGTATCAAAACGTGCCATGGTCGTATCCTTTCAAGGCAATCATTGGGATTGGGGCATGGCTGCGAGGAACTCTGACCACGAAAGCGGCAGAGTGTCCGGCAGGCCGTAACGGTTTTTGGCGAGGAAGGCGGGGCGCTCCTCGGTGTGCATGACGCGCGCACCGGACCCGAGCGCCCGGGTCACCTTCTTGTTGAAGCCGACATCGGATTTGGCGACTGAGATCTGGTAGTTGGCAAACAGCACCACATCAGAATGCTCCTGCAGAAGCGCAGAGGCGCGGGTCTGCAACTTGATCACATACCGATCGTAAGGCTCATGCTCAGGGCTATCGAACCGCTTGATGTCGTTATGGGCGATCTGGATGACCACCATGCCCTTCCGGTCGCGCAGCGCGTTCAGCTTATCGAGATATTCGCGCCAGATGGTCAGCGCCTCGGCATAACCCTTGCCAAAGCCCGGGGTTTCGATCGACTGCCAGCCATTGCGTTTGCAGGCCTCAGCCCAGATCAGCGGCTCGAGCCAGTCGACGCTGTCAACCACGACCGTGCCGTAGTCGTGATCTTCCTCCAGCAATGCCTCGAGCGCTTCCGCGACTTCGGCATAACTGGTCGCCAACGGAAAATGCGGGACCTGCAGTTTGCCAAGACCATCCTCGGTCATGATGAACACCGGCGCGCCCGCGTCAGCGGCAAAGGTCGATTTACCCACTCCTGCCACCCCGTGGATCAGGATACGCGGTGGCTGGAGCACCGAACTGGTGCGCAGAGATGCAAGAGAAATAGCCATCAGCGCACCTCCTCGCCCAGCACCAAGCGGAACTTGGGTTTGCCGGTCCGGACCGTACGCGCAGGCTCAAAACCCTTACGCCAGCTTTCTGGCAGCGCCGTGTATTTGCGCTCTGACACCTTCAACGTGGTCTCGATGAACTCGGCCGGGTCTTCGCCAGCCGAGGCGATGTTTTCTGCGATCTGGGCGAGTTGCGCCTGATCCCAATCGATCCGTTTGGTCAGGTCCGAAATCACTGTGACGCCACCATCTTCGAAGCGGATCGTGCCGGTGTCCTTGCCTGCCTCAGAGCGGCATTCGGCAGCACGCTCGGCGTATTTCAGTGAGATGGCACCATCGAGCCAATCCGAGACCGTCTTGGCCTGGGTGAGCTGCTGATCAGCCGCCTCCTTCAGCATTGCCAGCTGATCAGCGGGCAGTGCCGCGATTTGGCCAACCGGCATGCGGTGGATATCGGCCAGTGTGATGTGGTTATAAATTGTCATATTCGTCCCCCTTATGCCGACATTGGGCGGTGG